GAAGCATTGTTTGTTAGTATTGGCAATCTAATTGGCAAACTATCAGCAAGCGAATTACAAGATAGGGGAGTATTAGCAAAGTGTCATGTTAACATTATTCAACTTCAAGACCTAGTAGAATTTAGCAACTATCAAAGTGAACTTAAACATTTACTTGAGGATGCAACTAGACTTGATACTATCGCAGAACTGATAATGAATATTAAAGGTTCAGGGAACACACTCATACTGGTCGATAGAGTTAACGCAGGTAAGGAACTGATAGATAGATTACCGGGCGCAGTGTTCGTAAGCGGTGGTACTAAATTAACAGAAAGAAAAGAAGAATATGATGAATTTGCGACAAGTGATGACAAGGTGGCTGTTGCAACTTACGGTGTGGCTGCTGTGGGTATTAATATACCCCGTATCTTTAACCTTGTTCTTATTGAGCCTGGAAAAAGTTTCGTTCGAGTTATACAATCGATTGGTCGAGGTATCAGAAAAGCTGAGGACAAAGATTTCGTCCAAATCTGGGACATGACAAGTAGTTGTAAGTTTGCTAAGCGACATCTAACAAAGCGCAAAGAATTCTATAAGGATGCTTCCTATCCTTTTAGTATTGAAAAATTAAAATACAAGTGATATAATAACAACATGAAAATACTAACCTTAGATAACACAGTTTATAATTTAGAAACTCTACCGGAGGAAATAGATGATCTTAGATTTGCCATTCTTGACAACAGTAATCCTGCTAATGTTGACTACCACTATATACCTCTAATATTCTTAGAGAGTTTTAATAGTCCTGCATTAGTATTACGTGTTGCTGATAGAGTTATTAAGATGCCAGTAGATTGGCAAATACTTATCGGTGAACCTGAATTAGGTGATTTAGAAACGTTACCACTGACTAGTATCAATGATAGGGGATTCAAAGCATTTGAATTCAATCCATTAAGTAGTTTCAAGCCCACATTCTGCGATATAGAAATATTAGATATATACCATGATGTTAGTTGGTATGCTCCTAGATTAAAAAACGGGCAGTTCTTATGTATTCCGATTGATGACACACCTAAACCAAGATGTGTTTATTTTGTAAAAGAAATTAGTAGAAACTGTGAGATTGTAGACTATAGACAGGCATTCTAATGGCAAAAAAAGAAAAACTTAGTGCTGATGAAAAGTTCACTGACGTGGACTTTCCATTGTTTCCTGCACTAGAAGCATTAGATAGAAAAGATTATGGTTGGTATGACAGACTAACAGTAGAACAACAGAAAGGATTTACTCCTTTCATGCTAATGACTTGGATGAGTACAATTCAGGGTAATGCAGATTTACAACGATACTATATACAAAGCACAACTTATGCTGCAAATAAGCACATGTTTAATGATACAATTATGGATCATAAAAAATTACAGTGGTTAATGTTATGTGCAATCAGTCCTGGCCTGGGAAAGCAATATCACAAGTATCTACCACAGATTAAACGTAAAGTTTCATTATTGCAAGAGCCAGCAAAGTTAAGTGATATTAAAGATTATTTTAAAAAAGTATATCCTAAAACTGATGATGAAACAATTGCAGCAGTAGGCGAAGAATATACTAGAGTACAGAAACGGAAGTTTTATTTAGCTCAGCAGTTCCCTGAATTGAAACACGAAGATATTGAACTATTAAATGAATTAGTTACTGACGAAGATATTAAGAAGTATGAAGAAGATAGAGGCAACTAAGTTTGGATGTGAATTTTGTAAACGTGAGTTTGTACGTGAAAGTACCATGCTCAAGCATATCTGTGAGTATAAGCATCGTTGGTTAGATCGTGACCGCAGAGGTAATCAGATTGGCTTTCAGAGTTTTGTACAGTTCTATCAAAAGCACAGTGCAAGTAAGAAATTAAAAACCTATGAAGAATTTATTAAAAGTGCATATTATATTGCATTTATTAAGTTTGGGTCATATTGTTTAGAAGTTAATTGTGTCAATGTTCCTAGACTAGTAGATTTTTATCTTAAAGAAAACATCAAACTAGATAATTGGACAAGTGACACTAACTATACAAAGTTTTTAATTGAATACATGAAATCTGAGAATCCAATAGATGCTGTAGAAAGGTCTATGCAATTCTGTGCTGATAAAGCAATCGAAGAAAAGATTCAACCAAATGACTATCTACGATATGGTAATCGTAATAAAATTTGCTATGCTATAACTAGTGGAAGAATTAGTCCATGGGTATTGTATCAAAGTGAAAGTGGTGTTAAACTATTGGATGAATTATCAGAAGATTTGATTAAAATGATCTATGATTATATAAATCCAGTACAATGGGCAGTAAAGTTTAGTAAAGATACTGAAAACGTTGAATTAGTTAAACAAGTTCTAACATTGGCAAGATGGTAGAGAATAGACAAAGATTTATAGTAGGTCCTAAACTAGCTAAACACTCAGAAATGGGTCTATGGGTACTGTTAGCAGATTACATGTACTGGGGACAAGAAACAACATTAGATGAATTGCATGATTGGTGTGAAAAGTATCTTAGTAAAGGCAAAGATGCAATACAAGGATCAATCATACAATTTGCAACTGAACAAGAATTATCATTTTTTATATTACGATGGAGTTAATATGGAATTAATGACTTGGATATTATTAGTTTATCAACTAACAGAAAATCCATATGGCATGAAACTTGAATATAAGCAAGAGTTTGCTAATCATGCTACATGTATTGCAGAGATACCTAAATACGTGCATAAAGATAAAATGGTATTCTGTGCATTAAAAAGAGAGGATGTAAAGGAATAATTATGGAAGCAATTACATGGACACTAGTGGTATATCTGTTGACACCAACATTGATGCAAACAGTTAGTACAGAAAGTTACCCGACAATGGAAACTTGTATGGCAGCAGGTGACAAAATAATTCGTAGTAATAAAGAAAAAGCAAACTCATACATGACCACATGTACAGCAGTTTATCCTAAAGAAAAATCACTAGACGAAATAGAAAATGGCAAATGATATTATGCTGGATATTGAAAGTTTAGACACAAGTCCTTATTGTGTTATACTTACTATTGGTGCAGTCAGATTCGATCCTAAAGGTACAGGTGTAGTTGAGAAACTAGAACTACGTCCTACTATTGATGAACAAACAGAAATTTATAATAGAGTTATAAATGATGATACAATTCGTTGGTGGAGTACACAAAATCCTGCAGCATTAGAAGAAGCTATGGGTGATCAGGGTCGCATATCATTTAAAGATGCAATGGAACAACTATATAAGTTTTGTTGGAACCGTCGTGCAGTATGGAGTAATGGTGCAGCATTTGATTGTGTTGCAATGGAAACAGCGTGGCAGCAATTAGATATGCGTATACCATGGCCCTTCTATACAGTTAGAGATACAAGAACATTGTATGAAATTGCAGGTGTTAAACTTAAAGACGGCGGGCATGTTACTAGTCATAAAGCGGTAGAAGATGCAGAGCGTCAGGCTATTGTTGTGCAAGAAGCATATAAGAAATTAATGAAAGCAGGATTTATGCGATGAATTTTGATATTGATATTGACTTTGGTGATCGTAGTAAAGTACTTGAAGTAATCAAGTGCATACCTGCAGCCATGCGCAATGTCAAGCCTATGCGTAAACATAACACTGGTGTTTATGTAACAGAAGTTCCATATGATCCTATCAATGACATGGCTAGTATTGATTATACTGAGGCAGAACAACGTGGGTATATGAAATTAGACTTGTTGAACGTTCATGTGTATGACAAGATTAATTCAGAAATGGAATTGATTGAAAATATGCGTGAACCTAATTGGGCAAAGTTAAAAGAAAAAGATTTTGTAGAATCATTGATTCACTTAGGTAATCAATTTGCTACAATTCAAAAGATGCCTGAACCTATAGATAGTATACCTAGACTAGCAATGTTTTTAGCAATTATTCGTCCTGGTAAAAAGCATTTAATTGGATCAACTTGGGCAGAGATAGCTAAAACTGTGTGGGAAAAGAATGAAGATGGATATAGCTTTAAGAAAGCACATGCAATAAGTTATGCATGGTTAGTTGCTGTACATATGAATCTGTTAGAATCTAAGGCATCCGACGCACAAGAGTAATACTACGTCTTTTGGTTTTCTTTTTACTTAATTCGCTGATGCTACATATTGGTCCATGAATTATATCTAAGCTCTTATTATTAAAAGTCCTTAAATAGGGCTTGAAAGTAATCCATTCTTCTTTTAAGAACATATTGATTGGAATTAGTCTGTTTGATTCCCACCACCAAACTTCACCTAATTCTAGGAACTTCTCTTTTAATTGGGGCTGAATAATAGAACCATAGTCGTATATTGTAGTTACGATGTCATCACGGTTTTGGATGATTCCCACATAGTCCTGTCCCGAATAGGAGCAGACTGTTATGAATGGGTGATTCTCTGATAGTCGTTTGAAAAACTCGTTATGTATCATTGTTTTTTATATCTTCGGATATATTTATTGAATAAACCTATCCAAAATATTTTATTTTTATAGGTCATAGCTTATTTAGTAGGGAATAAATAAAATAAAGGAGCCAATTCTGTGTATTCAACACCATTATATTTTTTCAAACCCAGACAGATTGTAGTACTTTATTCGGGCACCTCATCTAGGAGATATCAAATCGTGTACGCCAAAAATCTTACTTTAAACCGTGGAGTTGATAATCAACTACAATTTCAATTTCTGGACCAAGAACAGAAGAAAATAGACATCACTGGTAAAACATTGAGTTTCAGACTATTGAATTATGACGGCACTCAGATATTACTTAGAAAAGCCCTAGATGCATTTCTCCCGTTAACTGGATTAGCTAATCTAACTTTAAGTAGCTCTGAACTCATCAATATCAACCCACAACTTTGTAGTTATAGTTTAGAGATAGATGACGGTTCATTAAATCTTCCGGTGTTCACTAATAGTGAAGCAAGCGCACGAGGAACAATTAGTGTAGTTGATAGTGTACTTCCAAAACACATACCATCTATGCCTGTTGAAATACCAACACATCAAACTGTAGCTAATACAGGTACTACATATTATAGTAGCGTGATTGGAATGAACGGAACCAGTTTAATGACATTCCAACCATATTTGGATGAATACTCAGGTAACATTGTAATCCAAGGTTCAACTAGTATAGACAATGGTTGGTATGATGTTGATACTATTGGGACTTTTGCTAATGATTCTTCAACCACTTCCTTTAGTGTTGAAGGATTTCATCCTTATGTAAGACTACAATTCAATAGCACTGCGGGAAATGTCGCTAACATTTTAGTCAGATAAACTACCAAACTGTTACTATTTTGACATTGTATATGTTATAATTATAACATGTTTGATATTCTGTCGGTCGTTCCTAATAAGAAAAAACTAACGTCAAGTGGATGGTATAGCTTTAATGCTATCTGCTGTCACCATAATGGACACAACCCTGATAAACGTCAACGCGGTGGTATTCGTATAGAAGGAAACAAATGGACATATCACTGCTTCAATTGCAATTATAGTTGTGGCTTTGAATTAGGACATAATATAAGCGACCGCACAAGAGAACTATTGAGATGGTGCGGAATAGATGACCAACAAATCTTACGCTGGAATTTAGAAAGTTTACAGAATAAAGATTTATTAGATTTCACTAAGAAGTTTAAGAAAGAAAGACCAGTTGAATTTGCAGCTAAAAAACTTCCTGAATACGCAGAGATATTAGATGACACTAATCCTAAACATAAAGTTTATGTAGATTATTTGATTAAACGATGTGTTGATTATAAATCATTTGATTTTTACGTAACTCCAGATGATACAGGAAGAAATGCTAATAGAGTAATTATACCATACACATATCACAAAGAGATTGTGGGTAACACTAGCAGATTCTTAGATACTAGAATACCTAAGTATATTAATGACCAACAGCCTGGTTATGTGTTTGGATATGACCAACAGAAAGCTGATTGGCAAATATGTATCCTAACAGAAGGTATCTTTGACGCCCTATCAATTCAGGGCTGTGCAATTATGCATAGTGATATAAGTCCTGAACAAGCAAAGATGCTAAGACAATTGAACAGACATATTATATTTGTACCAGATCAAGATAAAGCAGGACTAGCATTATGTGACAAAGCATTAGAATTAGGATATAGTGTAAGCATTCCTGTTTGGCACGATGACATTAAAGATTTAAATGATGCAGTAATTAAATATGGAAAATTGCCTACATTGTTAAGTATATTGCAGGCAGCTACTACGAGCAAAATAAAAATAGAAATGCAAAGGAAAAAGATTGTTAAAGGAATATAACCGAGACGTTCAGCAACTCTTTTTACAAATGATGCTAACAAATGCAGAATTGTACACTAGAGTTATGAACATTATGAATCCTCAAAACTTTGAGAAGTCACTACGACCAGTGGCTGAGTTTATGACGGAGTATAGTGAGAAGTATAGTTTGTTACCTGATGCTGCACAGATCAAAGCAACAACAGGAGTTGACATTGAACTTATAGATGATTTCAGTGATAAACATACTGAATGGTTCTTAGCAGAATTTGAATCATTCACTAAACGTCAGGAACTTGAGAGTGCGATTCTTAAAGCAGCCGACTTACTAGAGAAGGGTGACTTTGGCCCTGTTGAGAAACTAATTAAAGATGCAGTACAGATTAGTTTACAACGTGACATGGGTACAGATTACTTTGCTGACCCTAAACTTAGATTGAACAAATACTTTAATGCAGGTGGACAACAAAGCACAGGCTGGCCACAGATGGATAGATTACTCTATGGTGGATTCAGTCGTGGCGAATTGAATATCTTTGCAGGTGGCTCAGGTTCAGGTAAGTCATTGGTTATGATGAACATTGCATTGAATTGGTTACAGATGGGCTTAAGCGGTGTTTATATCTCATTAGAACTTTCAGAAGAACTAACCTCACTGAGAACTGATGCGATGTTAACTAGTATGAGTACAAAGGATATCCGTAAAGATATGGATACAACTGAACTCAAAGTTAAGATGGTAGGTAAGAAAGCAGGACAATATCGTGTTAAAGGATTACCTGCACAAAGTAACGTCAATGACATTCGTAGCTATCTAAAAGAAGTACAAATTCAGACTGGCATGAGAGTTGACTTTGTTATGATTGACTACTTGGATCTAGTTATGCCGGTATCAGTTAAAGTCAATCCAAATGACCAGTTTATCAAAGACAAATATGTATCAGAAGAATTGCGTAATCTGTCAAAGGAACTTGGTATATTGATGGTAACAGCTAGTCAGTTGAATCGTAGCGCAGTTGAAGAAATTGAATTTGATCATAGTCATATCGCAGGTGGTATATCTAAGATTAACACAGCAGATAATGTGTTCGGTATCTTTACAAGCCGTAGTATGCGTGAGCGTGGCAAGTATCAGATTCAATGTATGAAATCTCGTAGTAGTACAGGGGTAGGACAAAAGATAGATTTAGAGTATAATATCGAAACCATGAGAATTACAGACAGCGGGGAAGAGAGTGATAGTACAAAATACAACAATCCTCAACCCAGCGTCAATGCACTTATGAACAGTCTGAAACCTAGCAGCACAGTAACCTCTGCGACTTATTCTAGCGAAGAAGAGGATTATGAGGGTCCAAAAGTAGTAGCAAATGTACAGGGTGCAAAACTCAAAGCAATGTTGAATAATCTTAAAAAGTGACTAAATACTATTGGGACTCAAATATTATGGAACGAAAAACTCGCAGTTTATTAGAAGAATTAGAAGCTCTGGGAAATAACAGAGATACTAAGCACGTTATTGAAAGTCGTGCCCATAATATCATTACCAGCGCAATTAATCTCATAGAAATGATTAATAAGCACTATGACCCTGAAAAAGCTTTGATCTTAGAGAAGAAATTGTTAGCTTCCATCAAGTACAAGGATCAGGCTCGATTCTCAAAAAGTATTAAAAAATCAGATGAAACTCCAGGAAGTTGATACAGAAGTAACTGAAGGTATAATGGACCTTGTTAAGGGTGTATCCAACACAATGGGTGCGGCTATGGGCAGTCGTGCTAACAGAAAAGAATTAGAAAATCAACAGGCCAAAAAAAACTTCACAAGTATGTTTGTTAAAAAGATGCTTGGAGTAATCTCAGGGCAATGGCTAGAAGTGCAGCAACGTCAAAATGAATTACAACAACAAGCAGAATTAGTCCAACAACAATATAATGCTAAGGGTAAGAATTTACAGATTGCTGCAAATCCTGCAGCAGCAGAAGCAGAACGTAACGCAGCAGCTCCTGTTCCAGCGGTATCAGAATCATATAGTTTTTTCAATGATTTGGTTGAGGCTGCAGCGAAACAACCTCCACCGCAGGTCAAGAAAATAACAATGGCAGACTATCTAGTCAAAGTGATTATGCAGTATATGCAGGGTGTGAATATTCAACCGCAAATGGCTTCAATTACACAAATGTGTAAAATGGTTGAATTGACGTATGCACAAAATCATGGACTTCCTGCACTAAGAAAACTAGGGGATATGCTATACGATTTAGCAGCAGACCAAAAAGCAAAGTCTGCCCCTGCTGTTCCCGAACCAGAAAGCCCAACAGAGAAAACTATTATTTCTTTATTCAAACAACTCGATCCAAACGAGCAGAAAGCTGTTTTAGCCAAGCTAAAACCATCCTAAAACATTACCCTAAATCACATTTTTTTGTAAAAGGACTAAATAAAAGTAGAGCCTTTGAAAGCTCACATTTTATAAAGGAAAAATATCATGGCATCATTCGCAAGAACACACGGTGATTTACAACCAGTAATGAACTATGACACCGGCGCATACACAGTCGGTTCAGCAAACGCATTAGTAAGCGGAGCATCAGTACAACCAGCAGGTCCAAAGCTAGACTTCTTCACAATCGAAGGCGCTTATATCGACAATGCAAGTACTGAAAGCGGCAACGTTTATTTACTAATCAACGCAATTCAGCAATTAGCAACAATTCACATGTATCAATGGACAGACGCAGGTTCAAATGGTACATTAGCAATTGGTGTATATCCAACTCAAGCTTTCTCAACCGATGGTTCAGTTGGCGCAAACTTGACTTCAGTATGTCAAGCAGCAGTTAGCTCAGTAGTTTGCAGCAACTCAGCTACATTCACTTCTTCACAAACTTAATTTAAAGTTTTTGAATATAAAAGGCCCAAGAATTTCTTGGGCTTTTTTTACCTCATTAAATAGTGTATGGCAATTAATATTAGATGTTACACACTGTTTGACATTACTAAAACCAATGTCACTAACCGAAGACCTCCCCCAGAGTCTAGTCCTGAGGAGATTAAAGTTTGGCAAGAAAAACGTAATACACAGTGTAATTTAGATACTATAACTCAGGTGATATCCATTAGGGCACAACCCGAAAATCTCACTGATCCTGTACGAAAAGAAATAGAAAAATCTGTTTTTGGAACAGAATTAACACCAACTCATTATTGGACATTTGATTTTACTATCAATTATGCCCAAGTATTCACTGATGATTCAGGTGAATTGGGTGCGTTATTTTCTGATTGTACTAATGTTCCTATGATTAACACAACCCAAGCAGTCATGCTCTCTTACTTAGATACCACTGTAGAAAAAAGAAACATTTATTTTGAGGTTTTGTGATATGAATGATAAACAATTATTTCAAGCCCTAGAAAAAATAATCAATGAAAACACAGTCAATAAGATAAAGAATACGGCTGTGATAAAAGAAGGTGATCAATATAGATTATTTGAAAAATATATCGTCAAGAAAACTAAAGTGGGTTTTCAGGTCACTAGAATATCTGACGATAATTCTAAATTATTCACTAGTATTAAATATGCAGTAACCTGGGCAACATTGGACAAGAGGAATTTAATTGTAGAAGCTAATCGTGTATTACAATTGGATGATATTTTAGCAGGGTTAGAAGTGTCTACAAAGCTACTTGAAAAGTACAATAAAAAGACTCAGAATTTTATATATCTAAACAAATTAAACGAAAACAGACTAAAAAGGGTCAGTCTTATTAAGGAATTAGACAGCTATACCGTCAAGGCCAAGCAATGGCAAATGACTCAATTTGCTCAAAGTTCCTATAAATAAGATATAGAATGATAAATACTATTATCAGCTTTTGGGAAAAACTATGAAACTTACCGAATTTAACAAAAAGCCACATTTGATGGCAAAGAAAGCTCTAAAAGAGAACTTTAACACCGACATTAACTTAGAAAAGATGAATCTTAGCGAAACTAGAAATATGCTAGGAAAAGTCAAATCATTAATTAGTGAAGTTAGAGATACTAACAATGTTTACTCCAGTGAAACCAATCCAACTTATTTAAAGTTAGTGTTCATGGAGCAAGCACTAAGCAACTACTATAATGAGTTGAAATATCAACCTGAACACAATGGCAGAATCGTCATTGAAAACGAAAACGTTGAGCAAGCTCAAGTTGTTTTAGCAGCTAAAGATATGATTGACAGTGTACAGAAAATGATTGAAGATGTTTCTGACATGTTAGTTAAAGAACTGCCTGCAGTTGTTGACAGCGTATCTGCTGAAATTGGCACTAATGAAGCTGAACAGTTTAATGGTCAAGCTACTGATGCGTTATCAGGTTTACAAGCAGCATTAACACAAGCTAAGACAGGTCTACAAGGCGCATTAGGTATTGTAACTGGTCAAGGCGGTGGATTTGGTGCTGGCATGGGTGCAGGATTAGATGGTGGTTTAGATGAACCTAAACTAGATGCTATGGATGATCAAGCAGAAGAATTGCCAATGCCACCAGAAGCAGATGAAGAACCAGAAGAACTACCTACTCCGGGTGTTGGACGCGGTAAAAGATAATAATGCGTTTATTTGAGTTTGCTAGTGATGATCCTCTACGTATTAAGTTGGTTGCAATAACTGATCAACTTAAGGATAGATACCAGCATTCTAGCAAACCAATGTCTACAGATGCATTCTTAGAATTCTTGAGTGATAACGATATCACAGTTGGTATAGAAGACCTAAGAGACATGATTCAAAAACCACCCTTAGTTAATATCATTGATGACATCAAAGGTGATAATGTTATATTTAAAGGTCAACAACAAGAACCAAGACTCCCGACAAGCCCTGATCAAGCAGAAAAAACAGTTGCTAACATGGCCAAACATGCTATAAAAAAATAACCGTGATAACAGTTACAGAAAAAGCAGCTATCAAAATCAAAAAACATTTAGAAAAAAGAGGTAAGGGTATTGGTATCCTTGTAGGTGTTAATACTACTGGATGCAGTGGATTAGCATATAAACTAGAATATGTTGATGACTTACCAAATAAGGGTGAGTACATGACATTCAATAGCAATGATATTATCATAGTAGTCAGTCAAAAAGACCTCCCCTACATTGATGGTATGAAAATGGAATGGAAGCGTGAAGGATTAAATGAGGGATTTGACTTTATTAATCCAAATGAAACAGCACGTTGCGGTTGCGGAGAAAGTTTCACCGTTTAACTTGTAGCATGTTTGACAACATGTTATAATAATTGCATGTATAATCCCACTAAATTCAATTATCAACGATTCGATAGAGTAACAATCAATGGTTCACGTAAATATGCTACACCAGATGGTGAAAAGCTACCAAGTGTAACAACAATCCTAGAAGCAACTAAAAGTGAAGAAAGTAAACAAGCACTTAATGAGTGGCGCAAACGTGTAGGTGTTAAGAAAGCACAAGAGATTACCACAGAAGCAGCAGGACGTGGTACACGTATGCACAAATGGATAGAAGATTACATTAAGACTGGTGTGATCGGTGATCCAGGAAGTAATCCGTATAGCATACAAAGCCATAAAATGGCTCAGGAGATTATAGGCAAAGGTCTAGTTAACTGCAATGAAGCTTGGGGTGTAGAGGTTCCATTATATCTCCCTAAAATCTATGCAGGCACCACTGATTTATGTGGTGTACATGATGGACAAGAAGCTATTATGGATCACAAGCAAAGCAACAAAGTCAAAAAGCGTGAGTGGATTGAGGATTATTTCGTACAATCTGCTGCATATGCTGAAGCACACAATGAAGTATATGGAACTAAGATACGTAAGGGTGTTATTTTCATGTGTACTGCAGATGTTCAGTACCTAGAATTCATAGTCGAAGGCACTGAGTTTGACAAATACAGAGATATTTGGTTCCGTAAAGTGGAGGAATATTACACCAAGTTTCTATAGTTTCTAATCCAAATTAGATTGATAAATAGTATAATCATCTTTTCATAAGAATTATACTATGGCAATAATACAACTTTCCAAAATTCAACACCGTACAGGGGCTAACGTAGATTTGCCCCAACTAGCTGAGGGCGAATTAGGTTTCGCCACAGACGAGCGTAGACTTTACATAGGTAATGACGCAAATCTGTTTCCCCCTTTAGGGACTAGTACTACTACTCAGACTGAGATACTCACAGAGGTTTCTACTCTGAATTGGTCAAGACTGGGTGGTTCTGCAAATACAACATTAAACATAGAGGCCCCTGTAGAAGATGGGCAGTTAATTGTTGCTAATTCAAATACATGGACTAATGCAGGTGGTACTTCAGCTTTGCCTATCAATTTAGGTAATATTCAAAATCTTAATATCGGTGGTGGTTTAAATGGATATGTACTTACAACTGACGGCTCAGGTAATCTAAGCTGGCAGGGTAGCGGTGTTGTGACATATGCTGTTGCTAATGTTTCACAAGCTAATCCTGCAGTCGTAACAACTACTGAAGATAATGCAATCTTAACTGGATTGCAAGTTACAATCTTTGGTGTTGGTGGTATGACCCAGCTAAAGACAGCCGGTGCAAGTGGCACAAACAAATTCTATGTAGTAAAACAATCTAACAGTACATTCACCCTGTACTCGGACAGTACATTATTATCAGCAGTTAACAGTTCGGCATTTACTGCAGCAGTTCCTAATACAGGTAATGCAGTCACATCATTCTATGAAAACGGCACAGGTAATCCAGGTGGTGGAAATAGAAATATTCAATTCAATGATGGTTCTGGATTATTTGGTGGTATTGGTACTTTTACATTTGATAAAACTACTTCTAATTTAAGTTTAACCGGTAATGCAAACATAACATATGATATTGCTGCAAATAATTTCATAGGTAAGTTTACAGGACCAATAGGAAACACAACAGCCAATACAGGTAACTTTACGACTATCAATGCTGCTTCTACTATTAGCACTTCAGGAAATGTTTCTGCAGGTGGTAATGTAGTAGTCACTGGAAATATAAGCACAGGTAGTAATTTAACAACAGCAGGCAATTTAAGTGTAACAGGTAATACTAAGTTAACAGGTAAATTGTCAATGGGTGGTAATATAGTAGGCAATTTAGTACCAGATGCTGACATCACTTATAATTTAGGTAGTCCAACAAGACGTTGGAAAGATTTATACATATCAAGTAACTCACTCGTTATTGGTAATGGTACATTATCTACTAGTCCTACTGGTGACTTTAATTTTTCAAACTCAAACATAACAACATTAAATGCTAATTTAGGTAATCTAGCAACTGCTAATTTCTTAGGCGGCACACTAATTGCATCATCAAGTTCACAACCTAACATATCAACTGTTGGTAATCTAACAAGTTTGAATGTTGCTGGTATAAGTAATTTAGGTCCAGTAAACAATGTGTTTATTGGCAACTCTACTGCAAATTATGTATTAACTGCTACTGATGCAAATGGAACCATGCGTTGGTTACCAACCCAGTATATTGAAACTCCTGCTAAAGGCTCAAATCAAAGCGTACAGTTTAATGTAGGTAATGTAATTTCTGGCAGTGCTAATTTCTTATTTGATAAAGATTTTAATAAATTAACAGTTCCTAACCTTGTTGTCGGAACAACAATTAACGGCAATGCCACTATTAGTGTTACTGGTAATATAACTGGTAATGCCATTAACGCAACTACACTTAATGTTAGTGGTGCTGTAATCGCATCAAACACAGTTAGTGCTGCAGGCAATCTTACATCAAACGGTATACTTACTGTTAATAACAATGCAGCTATCACTGGTAATTTAAGTTTAACTGGAACCATTACTGCTAATCTTACAAATGCAGGCAATGTAAGTGTATCAGGTAATACAACTACTTCACGTTTATCTGTAGTATCTAATGTAGTTGCTAACGGTAATATTACTGGTGGTAATATATTAACATTGGGTAGTATATCTGCTGGTGGTAATGTAGATGCAAATAATCTAAATGCAGCAGGCAATGTCATCATTACTGGACAAGCAAACGCAGTGCGTTTTGTAGCTAGTGCAGAAATTAAAGCTGGTCAATATATTCAAGCTGCTGGTAAAGCATATATCGGTGAAGATGTATTAGCAAATGGTAATGTTTCTGGTGCTAATATTTTAACTTTAGGTAATGTTTCAGCAGGTGGAAACTTAACTATAGCAGCAAATGCACAAATCAACGGTAATGCTACTATTACTGGCACTATTGCTGGTGGTAATATTACTACTCTTGGCTTAATCAGTGCAAGAGGTAATATCAATGGTGCTAATATTACTGCTAATGGATTTATCACCACAACAGGTGATGTAACAGCAAATGGTGCAATATCAGCAAATGGTAATATTACTAGTTTAGGAACAATAACAGCTAACGCATTGAACGTTGGTAATGTATCAACAACTGGTAATTTAACAGTCAACAATCTTGCTGTAGCAAACTTTGTAAGTTCATCATTACTACCAAATGCAGATATTTCTCTTGCATTGGGTGGCCCAACTAAACGTTGGTCAACATTATATGTTGGCAACACAATCAATATTGGTGATAAGACTATTGTTTCAGATGCAAATGGTATTGGATTTGGTGCTGCATTATTCAATCAAGCTAATGCAAATATTGCTAACTTAAGAACAGCATATGCAAATCTACCAGATACCGGTAATATCAAGATACCAGGTGGTACTTTAGGTGCAATTCTTAAAACAGACGGTAATGGTAATATAAGTTGGGGAGCACCTAGTAGCTTTGTATCTGGTGCAGCCGGGTCAAACACACAAGTTCAGTTTAACGATGCTAATATAATGGCTGGTAGTGCGAACTTTGTATTCAACAAAACAAGTAACACATTAACAGTAGATAAGATCATTGCAAATGGTAGTGGTCTAACAGGAATGAATGGTGCAAATGTAACAGGCACAGTAAGTTCTGCTAGTGTAGCAGGAACAGTATCAGTAAATGCACAACCAAATATTAATAGTGTTGGTAATCTAACAGGTCTAGTGGTAGGTAATTTAGGTAATGTTGATTTCAGTAATACAACTGCAGTAACTTTAAACAGTAATAGTCTACGAGTTCCAAATGGTTGGACTCCTGGAATGTCAATCATTGCTGTTAGTCCAACCGCTAATAGTAATGCAGACGCAGGAAAATTAAGTTGGGGTTATTCATCTCTATTACAAAATGGCAATAGTAATGTAGTTGTTGATACTGCTGCAAATATTCGTTTTACTGCCAACGGTGTAGTTAACGTAGTTACTATCGCAAACACTGGATTATTCACTTCAAATCTAACAGTTAATGCAATTGCTAATTTAGGCTCAGTTAGTAATGTAAAAATTACTGGTGGTGGACCAAATCAAATATTAAGAACAGATGGTAACGGTGTGTTAAGTTGGGTAGCTCCTGCAAGTACTAGTGCATTAGCAAATGCAAATAGTAACATAACAGTTGAAGCCGCAAATATAAATCTATCAGCAAATGGCACACCTAACGTATTACAAGTAACTGCAACCGGTGTTAATATATCTAATGAAACAATATCTGGTACTTCTAATATCGGTACATTAAATATAAATGCTATTGCTAATCTTGGTGCAGTTGCTAATATAAGAATTGGAGGTAGTAATGTAGGATGGTTACTGCAATCAAATGGTGCTGGTGGAGTTGTTTGGACACCGCCAGCAAGTACAAGTGGCTTAACAAATGGTAACAGTAGCGTTTCTGTTGATCAAAACGGTAATATAAGAATAACTGCAAACACTGCACCTAATGTAGTTGTCATTGCAAATACAGGGCTTTTCACAAGTAATATTTCAGCGACAGGTACATTAACAACAAATGGTATCGCTGTACTAAACAACGGTAACATAACACTACCGGGTACTGCTAGTACTGCAGGTAAAATATATTGGCCAGGCACTGCTGCTTGCTCAGCACCACAACTTACTACATATTCAGGTGGTACACGATTAGTATTACAAGACTCTATTGCTACTAGTGGTTCTGCAGGATACACAATGGGTATTGAATCTGGTAATATGTGGTTTGGTACTGATGTAGTTGCAGCAGGATTTAAATGGTATGGTGGCATAACTCAAATTGCGACATTAAGTAACGCAACTGGATTTAGTACAGTTGGCAATGTTGCCGGTATTAACATTAATACAACAGGTAATGTAAGCGCAACAGGTAATGCTAATATTGGTAATAATGTAAACACTGTTAATGTTAATGCAACCGGTAGTATAATAGCAGCTAATATCACTGCTAATACAGTCATAAGCACAACTGGTAATATTAACTCAGGCAATGAGAATGTAACCGGTAATGTACAAGCAGGTAACTTAAGAACAACAGGTAATGTAAGCGCAACAGGTAACATCACAACTGCAAACTTCTTTGTAGGTAATGGTTATTACTTGACAGGTGTATTAAGAGAACCAACAGCATTAATTGCTAATGGTACTTTAAGTAATGTCAGCATTCCAGCTGCTAATGGCTCCATCTCAGTAGTAGCAAATAACGTAAGTGTTATGACTATTACTAGTGTTGGTGCAAATATCAGTGGTAATGCAAGTATTTCAGGTAATGCTAACGTAGGTAACTTAGGAACTGCGGGTAATGTTACAGCAAATTACTTTATTGGTAATGGTGCATTATTAACAGGCATTGCAACAAGCAATCAATTGTTTAATGGAAATAGTAACGTAACTATTGATTCAAATGCTAACGTAAGAATTACTGCAAATGGATCAGCAAACATCGTAAGTTACATTGGTAATGGTGTATATCCTGCAAATGCTAACATAGGAGCAATTCAGCCGCAAAATACTTATTATCGTGTTGGTAATGTATATGTATCATCTGGTGGCGATTACGGACATTTCTCTACTCATGCATGGTACACTGGCGGTATGTGGATGGGTGATGGTGCAGTTGGCGGATTATTCCAAATAGCAGGACCTACATTTAATTGGTTCAAAGGTTCTGCATGTACAAGTGTCACATACACTAGTTTGATGTCACTTGATGCTAATGGAAATTTATTCGCAAATGGTACTATATCATCAGTAAGCAATATAACCGGTGTTAATATAATTGGTACTAATATAAGTGCCACAGCTAATGTAACTGGTGGTAATATCATAACTGCTGGTGCAGTAAGTGCTACTGGTGTAATAAGTACTGCTGGTAATATTGTAAGTAACAGCTATCACTTCTTAAATTCATATGCTGGCGCCACTGAAGGTGGTCAGATTGTTATGTCGTTTGCTGGTGGTAACGCTTATGCTAATGCAGTAGCTTCAACATGGAACATAGATGTTGGTCCTGCAAATGACTTCCGTATATTCAATTATAACTCGGGTGGTGCGGTATCAATTCCATTCATAATTCGTCAATCAAATAATCAAGCAGATTTCACTGGAAATATTGCTACTGGTGCTAATGTTAATGCAGGCAATGTTAATACTACCGCTGCAGTATCAGCAGGTGGTAATATTACTACAACACAGTTCTTAAATGCTGGTAGTATGAGTGTTTCTGGCACTATTAATGGTGGCGCAAATGCTAACATAGCAGGTAATTTAAATCTAACAGGTAATGCAAATGTAATAGGTAAGATAAATGTATCCAATAGCATTAGTATGGCTAATGGCTCTCTGAACATAATTAATTGGGGTACTGCTGGTTATGCACCGCCTAGTATTGTAGCAGCTTATGGAAATGGCACAAAAATTGTATTGTTTGACAGTAAAACATCAACTGCTACTGCTCTTGGCTACACAATGGGTATTGATACAAGTACATTCTACTTTACCAGTGATGTAAACTTTAAATGGTATACTAATGGCTCACTAACACCAGTAGCAACAATGACTCCTACAGGATTCAGTGTCACTGGCACAGTTAATGCATCCAACTTTGTTGGTAACGGATCTGGTCTTACTGGTATTTCAGCATCAAATGCACTTAGTTTGGTAAACGGTTCAAGTAATGTTGTAGTTGACGTAAATGGTGCAATAAGAATTGGTGCAATAGGTGTGCCTAATGTGTTGACCATCACAAACACAGGCACAGTAGTGACAGGTACAGAAAGCGTAACTGGTGCTATTACTGCTAATGGTGCAATTACAACGGCAACAACTTTAACTGCAGCTAATTTGAGTATTACTGGAAATGTAGCATTTACTGCTGCAAACGTAAGTTTAGGATCTAATACTGCTGTTAGAATTACTGGTGGGGGTCCTAATCAATTCTTAAAAACAGATGGAAACGGTAATTTAAGTTGGGTTTCTGCAGGTGGTACTGCAAACGTTGCAGGTGCACCAACTCAAGTACAGTTTAACACTGGCGGTGCAATGGATGCTAGTGCTAACTTTACATTTGATAAAACAACTAATACATTAGTAGTCACTAATGCTACAAATTCAGGTAACTTAAGCGTAGGCGGTAATGCAACTGTAGCAGCTAACTTAAGTGTTACTACAGGCAATATCAGTGCTAGTGGTAACGTTAGCTTAATTGGCAATAACGTAACTGGTAAACTAGTGTTTAACAATAATGGTGTTGCAGCTCCGATATTAAATGGTGTAAGTAATGGTACTAGAACAATTTTCTATAATTCAGCAGGAGCTCAAGCTACTAACTTTGCAATGGGTATAGATAGTAGCACATTATGGTACAGTGTTCCGGATACAGCTAGTTTCCACAGATGGTACGGTGGAACAACTCAGCTTGCATATCTAACTGGAATTGGATTCTCTGTAACAGGTAACATATTTGCTAGTGCTAATATTAGTACTATTGGCAATATTCTTGCTGCAGGTTTACTCAGTGTTACTGGAACAATTTCAAGTACTGGTGCTATTGCTACCCCAAGTACAATCAGTGCTACAGGTAATATTAATACTACAGCTACACTAAATGCAGCAGCATTGTCTGTAACTGGAGCAGCAATTTACGGTGGTGTAATTAACACAACAAGCACAATGAGTGCTACTGGTACAGTAACGGCAGGTGGATTTATCACTGCAGGTACAATTAGTGCTAATGGTACTATTACATCAAATACTGCAATTAACACTACAGGTACTATAAGTGCTACTGGTAACATTACTACTGCTGGTTACATACAAGCTGCAGGTCTTGCTTCTAGCGGTAACATGGCAATCCCAGCAGGTAATTCATTATTGATGGGAACAAATGCTGGCACATCAGCTAAGATAATATGGGATGCAGCTGGGACAGGAGCACCAACATATAGTGCATTTAGTCCAGGTACAAAATTAGTATTGTATCCTGCAACTGCTGCGCCATACACACCAAGTGCAAGTGAGGTTGGATATGCAATGGGTATTGAAGCCTACTCAATATGGTATAGTACAAGCAATTCTACAGTTGGTTTCCATAGATGGTATGCAGGTAATACACAAATTGCAAACTTAAACTATCAATCATTTACTGTAGCAGGAAATTTAAGTGCAGTTGGTAATGTTTATTCAAATAACGAAAACGTAACAAGTAATGTACAAGCAGGTAACTTAAGAACAACAGGTGTAGTATCTGCAGCAAGTACAATAACCGGTGGCAATTTAGTAACAGGAGGCACAATAAGTTCATATGGTATTGCAACATTAGGTAATGTTGTTGTACCAACAGGCGGTACTATATCTGCAATCGGCAATATCATTGGTGGTAATATAGTAGCAAATGCAACTGTCACTGGTGTAACATTAAGTGCTAGTGGTAACGTAACAGGCTTTAACTTAACAACTGGCGGTGTAGTGAGTGCTGCTAGTAACGTAACCGGTGGTAATATCTTAACTGGTGGTTTAATAAGTGCTGCAGGTAGTGTTACAGGTATAAGTCTTGTTGGTAATCTATACACAGTTCGTAACGGTGGTATTTACTGGCCTAGTGATACTAGTGGTGACGTTGCAACTATCACTTATCTAAGATCAGGCGCTGATACTGGTACCCTAGAACTTTCTGTACAAAATGATACAGACGATATTATTAGATTAAATGCAAGTGGTGGTACATCAGTTGTTGGTAATTTAACAGTTGGTGCTAACATAACAACAACTGCAAATGCTAACGTAGGTAATTTAAATGCAACAAGTAATGTACAAGCAGGTAACTTAAGAACAACTGGATTAATCAGTGCTACTGGTAATGTAACAGCTAGTAATTTTATCACAACTGGCACGATAACTTTAGGTGGTGTCATCAGTGCTACTGGTACCCCAGCTGCTATCGCTGCTACTGGTACAATTAACACTTTAAGTACAATTAGTGCTACTGGCACAATTACTGGTGGTAATATTGTAACCGCAGGCGCAGTCAGTGCAACAGGTATAATCAGTACTACAGCTAATATTACTACTGCAGCTAATATTAGTGCTACTGCAGGAATATTTGCTAGTACAATTAGTGCTGTTGGTAATATCAACAGTACAGGTAACATTATAACTAATGGTACAATATGTACTATAGGATTGATAGTAAGTGCAGGTGCAAGTGCTAACTTTGCCTCTCCGATATATGCAACATCATTAATTAGTACTACTGCAACAGTTACTAGTGCTGTTTTAAGTGCTACAGGAAATGTAAATGCTGCTAATGTAATATCTACTGGTAATGTAAATGCTGGTACTAACATAAGTGCTACTGGTAATATTACTTCTGCAGCAAACATAAGTACTAGTGGTAATATTATTGCTGCTGGCACAATGAGTTCTACTGGATTAGCGACACATGGTAGTTTAAGTGTCGTTGGTAGTTCTACTCATACTGGTGCAATCAATACAACTAATGCTATTAGTGCTGTTGGTACGGTTACTGCAGGTGGATTCAGTACTACAGGAAATACTATTACTGGTAATTTAAGCGTTACTGGTAACGTAATTGGTACATTAACTGTTCCTGGTACTGCAAATATTGGTACTGCAAATGTAACTACTTTAAATGTATCTGGTGCTGCTAATGTAAGTCCAAGTTCAGTTGTAAGAGATCCTGCTAATGCAGCAATAAATATTCCAGTTGGATATCGTATAAATCCACTAATTCCCGTAACAATGGCATCTGGAACTATTGCCAGTGTTTTATACGATAATAACGCTACACAAAAAATATTTTATGTCACTGGTGCAACCGTAGCTACTGGTGTAATTAATTGGGAAGGCAGCGGATCTTTCGAACGTTTTGCTCTTGGTTCAGTTATAACTATTATCAATGATAGTTCAGGAACAGTACAAGCTTCTGGCTCCTATGCTGGATGTAATTTTAGACGAGCGCAAACCGGAGCTACAACAAATACTATTAATGTTGGACCTAATGGTTATGCAGTATTTACTAAGATTGTATCTGTTGGACCAGGCGGATATCCATTATGGTTCGTGTCAGGTAATTTCTAAAATAAAATGGGCTATTAATTTAGCCCATTTCAGCTAAATACTATAGTTCACTCTCTATATGAGAGAGTTTATGCAGCACCCACTGCGTAGACCCTAGAACGGTCACTATAGGAGATTAAAACAAATGGGACGTCCTTTAAAAATTATCAAAGAAAACGCATCAGCAAGCCCAAGTGGAAAAATTGATGCAGGTTATCCAAATAACGGAACAACCAATAATGGATTCAGTAGAAGCTATCCAGGTATTCTCGGCGGATCAATTCCAACATTTAACGATTCAGATCAAGTTGAAGCTAGTGTAGCTATTGAGAAAAAACAATATGGTACAATAGTTGCATCAACTGCACATACTTGTGTAAGCGGTTTCGGCACTGCATTTAGCAGTGTACTGTCAGTAGGTAGTTCAGTTTATGCTGACGGTATTTCCGCTGCAATTGGAACAGTTAATACATTAAATGCAAATGCATCAGACACAGCAACAGCAACAACTGCATCAAATGATCGTATCACTGTAACAGCTAGTGCGCAGTTCGTAGTAGGCGGTTCGGTAACTGTTGCCGCAAATATTGGTAATCTAGTTGCAGGAACAGTGTATTATGTATATGATTTACCAACTTCAACAACATTACGTGTTAGTTCTACACCTGATCTAGCATCTATATTCCAGTTAGCTGATACTACATTACAATCAGTAGCAATAACTCAAACACAAACATTGACTTTAGACGCAGTTTCAACTGCATCAGTTACACGTAGTGTTTGGACCAGCTCTACTCCTGAAAGTAATAATGGTTATATTGTTCGTCAAAAGGGTAAGAGAAAATTCTTAGTTGTTGCTAAAACAGCAATTCAGGATGAGTTCATTGCTCAAGGCGGAAGCTACATGATCGTTTCAGTTAGTAATACCAACTGGGAAGCATTAGGAGCAGGAGCAGATGCAACAGCAGGTAAAATATTCACTGCAATTAAAGATGGAACCGGTCTAACAACTAATGGAACTGTTTACGCAGTTGGTGTGTGTTTATTATCAAACGTTGCTGATGGAAGTTTAACTAGAAATCAAATGAACTTAAATCTAAACAAGGCAAGTGGTCCAGATGTATTTGCATCTTCAGTATCAGATCATTTTGCAGTTGATTTCACTGATAACGGAACTGATGAAAATGCAGGAACTAAGTTTATTGCAACACTAAATGGTGCAAGCAATACTCCAGATCCAGCAACAGGTCTCATCTCTGTCGCAGTAGATAACTATTGCTAATCAATTTCTAGCAAATAAAAAAGCCGCACTATGCGGCTTTTTTTATAAGTGTTTCTAGTTTATCTTTTACTACGTCAAAGTTAATTGTGTTAAACAATCCAGGATGTAATGGCTTTGGATAGTTATGTACATCAACCCAGCAATAACCTATGTGTTCATCATTTAATACTGGTAAGAATTCATTTTCTACACTACAGAAGAATGTATGATATGTAAACGTATTGTTTACAAACTTTTGAATTGGTATTAACTTAGCGTCTTTAGGAAAATAGTCTATTTCTTCAATACATTCACGTTCAAGACCTTGTATTAATGTCTCTCCGTTTTCTATTTTCCCACCAGGTATGCCCCAAAATGTAGTACTCTTGTTGTCATTGCGTAATAAGAACAAGAATCTGTTTGTAGATGCAGAATGATAAAATATTCCAGCAGATATGTTTTGCGCTTTCATATAGTAATTTATCTCAGATTAAATCACTACGCTAAAATCTCCCGCTTCATACCAACCTTCCCATGATTTCATCCATGTACCAGTATAACGATACTGAACACCAGTAGTTAAATTAGTTACGTATTGAGTGCTAGTTAAGTTAGTACTATCAAAGCTAACAAACCATGCACCTGACATAGAATCATATTCAATAATATCATTTGCTTTTGCTTTTAATGTTCCCCATGCACTAGTAGGATCATATGAGTATGTACTATCAATACTTTCAACTATTAAGTATCGTTGACCATTTGCTGGCAATGGTAAATTGTTACCTGGACTCTTAGCAAGTGGATTAACTACACTATCAACTGCTGGTAACGTGTTTTGTGGTAATGTATCCGGGTCAATGTTAAAGATTAATAATCTATCGTCATTGGGATTGAATGCAATCGTACCTACAATCTCTGTTTCCATATATGGATTTTGTAACCATATTTGACTGATGCCAGGTCTTACTTTTCCATACACGTTTAAAAATGCAGACCAATGCACATTAGTGTCAGGATTGGTTGGTAATTCTAAACTTTCATTGTTAGGAGTAAACGCAGTTCCGTCTGGTAACACTTGTAATGAGTTACCTAATAATAATAACTTATATCCATAAGGAGTAATCTTTTGTCTTGTTCCTAATAGCATGTCATCATCTTGCATATCTGTAAGAGCGTTCCCCTGAAATATACTTGCGATAATCTTGTAAATAACACCAAGCTTTTTGACTTTAGCACTGCTACTAATCCATATAGGCATGTAGAATGTCCATGTCATAACATCAATAGGGTTTCCTGATCCGATTGGTATTGTACGTGAACTAAATGTAAGTTTATCTTGATACACAACACTTAATGAAGTCCAGTCAATGAAGTTATCAGTACTTTGAATTTCCATTGCAGGATTGAATAACACACCTAATTGTTCTAATAACTCTAATTTCTGATTATAGTTTGTTGTCCAAAAATCAACTGTGATACGCAATGTATACGGAACAGGCATGATACGTTCAACTGTGAATGCATCGCCTTGTGTGGTTTCAAATTGTTGAGTGTCTACATTAAATGTTCTACGTCTTACTGCTAGATTATCTACAAAATATGGTTCTTGTGTTCTGCTTTGATCATATTCTAAACCTGAGATATAATACGTAATCATAGGTGCGCTAGGTAAACTACTAGGACTGTTATTGCCTATGACTGTAGATACCATTCTGCTTTGATCACCATACTGAATAGGTACACGCACTAATATATCATTGCCCGCTGGATCTTTGCCTTTGGTTACATACCAATTGCTGAAAATTCTAGCGAACTGAACCAAAAATCTACGTATTTGGTTATCATAAAAAAACTTTGCCATTTTATTCCTTAATCAGGTGTAATTCTTAAAATACTTGATAGTGGTTGTTGTTGCGGTATATCACCATTATTTGTTTGTGTAATATTGTTATTATTAATAAAGCCTGACAATTGAGATTGATTAGAACTATCAAAGCCGAAGCCTGTTCTTACGTTCTCACTTATCTTGACCCATAAGCTACCGTCCCATCTAAACAGTTGTTGCGGTAAATAATCAATGCGCAATACATATTGACCTAATGTTGGATTAGGCGGGAATGTAATTGCTGATGTAACTGGCTCACCATTAGGTGCTTGACCAGTACCTACTAAGTATCCATCTAAATAACCGAAACTTTGTGGACTACTTCTTACAATAAATCTAAATCTAGGATCACAGTCTGCTCTGTAATCCATATCAGGATTAATCAATGTCTTATCAAAGTCAGGTGTACTAGGATCAGCATCACTGAATGCGTATGTATTATCTGAGGTACCGAATGGAACTGTAACAGGACCAAATGCTTTTACTGCAAGAACTAATGTTGGTTCAATTGATCCTGAACCTGTGTCTGTTCTTTCTAACTCCAACTCAGCAACTTCCATGTTCAATTGAATGAAAGCTTTGATATCTTCTAAATTCAAATCTCTACTTTCTAACTCTGCTAGTGCTGCTGCAGTGATACGTAATATAGGACTAGGATTAAAGCCTGCTGGTTGTATAACTTCTAATGTACCAGTTACTGGGGCTCCGTTATAAACAACTACACTTACAGGGAGTGCAGGTTTGTCACCTTCAGTAGGTAATACATATAATTGACTTCTATCGTAACCTGTTAGAGGTACAAGGCGTGCAGCTTCAGCTATTGCAGCATCATTGATTTGTATATTCTTATTGTATCTACTGATAATGTCTTTTAAGCTATCTCCCACTTCTAATGTCCAATACTCAGGGTCAGTACAAGGGATGCCTGCCGGTACATCTTTGATAGGTGTATAAATCTTATCACCGTATGTCACTGTATATCCAGGAACATATGATTTTGTTTTGTCCCAATCACCTAAGTAGTTATCCTTATTGATTGGTTGCTCTAATATATTACTGAATTCTTGACTATCAACTAATGGCTCACACTTGATTCTCCATAGATGCGGATACCATGTTTGACTGAACCCTTCACTAGCATAGTTTGAATCAGTTATTTGATAATATCTACGTAATGAAGTTGGTAATTTGTCGTTTAGTGGATGATAGTCGGTCAAGTGGGGCAACTCTAATACGTCCCCAACCATTAACTTACGACCAATCAAGTCTATCATGTTGTTATAATGAACAGTAATGAATATAATATCGTTGTTTAGGAACAATCCAAATTGACTTAAATCAAAATCTAAATTCTGTACGTTATAATGACCGCGGATTCTGTAGATATCAGGAGCGTATTTTCTGTCACGATTTTCTAAGAATAGTAAATCTTGTATATTTAATGGGCTAAGTTCAGTATATTGTGGTTGTGTCAAATCAGTGCTAGGACCTTGATCCTGAGGCCCCAAATACTTGTGAATATACATGTCGGTTCCACCCACAGTAAACATCTCATAGATTGTTCTATCCATGAATCTATAATCGTTCGTTTTTTCGGGGCGGTATAGTGAAAGTCTTGGCATTGTCTTTTCCGTTATTTAAGTATTTAGTCGGAAAACTGTTACTACTATGATAACTACCATAAGGTTGACAGTAAATACCGTGTCTGTTATACTGACATTTCATTAATAAAAGGAGTAACAATGTCCCGCAAGTCGAAACATAATGACGGAGCAATGATTAAAGCACTAAATCCAAAGGATCCTGACACAAAATATACAGGGGAAGAGCCGTTTTTTGCAGTACAACCCGATCCTGAGTTCAGGAACAGCGCACTAGCCCGATCATTTAGTTGGTATACACGATATTATGGTCGTAAAGAGGGCAAAGAACTTTACATTCAATATTTGGAATTGAATGATAGAAAAGCCGATGCTAAGATTATGGCAAAAGCCCCTGATAGTGAAATTCTCACTACATTGTGTTGGTTAGCACGTATGACATTGCGTGGTCTACAATTAAATGACCATGAAGAACTTACACTACAAAACGAAATCAGTCGTTTATTATTATGTGTAAGTAAACCAGAAACTATTTTTAAATCAGGACTTACTCCACTAGTAATTGAAGAGGTAGAAGAAGAAAAGAAAGAAAGTACTCGCCCTAATGTACAAGAAATTATGCGTGACAAAGCACGTGAAGCAGCAGGTGAGATTGAAGGGTTGTTTGATGATTTTATAGTAGCAGGCGTAAAAGGTTATTTACCAGGAAAGCCTGTTGATGTACTCAGCAAATACAACATTCTACCGCAGCATATTCCAATCATATTGAGTACTTGGAAAGAACGTTTAGTTGAAATAAGTGATACTATTGAAGGCAAAGACCCTCAACTAGTTGAAGCTTATAGCAATTTAACTAAAGTTCAATTAAAGAACATGCTCAAATGCATAGACCAAGTTATCAATGATCTTAATAGTTATATTAGTGTTAAAAAAGCATCAAAAACTCCACGTAAACGTAAGCCAGTTCCGGTTGAAAAAATTGTTGCTAAACTCAAGTATCTTAAAGAGTTTAAAGACGATGCTGCTAAACTTGATTTAGTAAGTATGCATCCAACCAAAATACATGGCGCAAGTGAAGCCTGGGTGTATGATACTGCTAAGCGCAAACTTCATCACTATATTGCGGATGAGTACAGCAAAACATTTACAGTTAAGGGCAACAATCTTATAGGATTTGACAATTCACAAAGTGAGGTCAAAACACTGCGTAAACCCGCAGAGCAGTTGAAAGAAATTATGGGCAGCAAACCTGCAGCACGTAAATTCTTTAAGGACATTAAAGCAACTAGTGTAACACCAAATGGTCGCTTTAATGAAAAC